AGAGACCCAGGGGTACGCCCTGTTCATGGGGCGGCTCATCCAGCGCAAAGGCCCCCACGTCGCGGCCGACATCGCCCGGCTGACGGGGCTCGACCTCATCGTGGCGGGTGCTGGTGTGGCTCAGCAGACGAACAACATGCTCGTCGCGGAGGACGGCACGGCCATAGGACCGTGCATCTACGCTGGCGTGGTCGACCCATTCCAGCGGCGTGATCTTCTAGCCAACGCCGCTCTGCTGATCGTCCCCACTCTCTACATCGAGCCCTTCGGCACGGTTCATGCCGAGGCCCTCATGTCCGGGACCCCCGTGCTGACTCCCGACTACGGGGTCTTCACCGAGACCGTACGTCACGGAATCGACGGATTCCGGTACCGCACGCTGGGCGAGGCGGCCGACTTCGCGAAGGCGATCAGTGTCGACTGGTGGGACCGGCAGGCAATCCGGTCGGCAGCCAACGAGCGATTCTCACTTCAGGCAGTGGCCCCCAAGTTCGACCGCTGGCTGTGGAACCTGGAGAGTCTCCGCGACGGCTCCGGCGGCTGGTACGCCATGGGAAGAAGCCGCTAACTTCGAACCGGTTCCCCCTGTCACACTGGGGATGCGCTCAACAACCGCCCATACCGACGTCCTGAGGTCTGTGCTGTTTCGCGCGCGCTCCGTCGGTGTGAGGGTAGGTGATCCGGTTGCCTTGGCTGCTCAATGAGGACGCCGCGATCAAGGCACACCTGGGTGGTCTCACCGTAGAAGACGTGGCGCAGCCTGGTGGTCGACCGGTGGTGGTTCGTTTCCGTCTCCCAGAGACCGAACTCGCGAACATGTCCTTCCCGCTGATCGTCATTGAGCACAACGGAATCGAGAAGGACTCGGAGCGAGAGTCTCGCGGGTACACGTACCTCCCCTACCGTCCCGAGGGCTTCGCTCCTGTGGCCCTGTCACCCGACCAGTACGCGCTGAGCGACGTCGCGCTGAAGAGCGAGATGCCGATCCCGTACAACATCGACTACCTGATCACGGTCTACTCCCGCAAGGCACTGCACGGGATGTCTCTGATCAGCGCACTGGCTCAGTGGGACCGGCTCCCGGCCCGCAACGGCTTTCTCCCCGTCGGGCAAGACGGGACGGTACGACGCCTGGACCTTCTCGGAACCATCGGGATGGAAGCGGCGAAAGACGACGATGGAAAGCGAATCTTCCGTTCCATCTATGCTGTAAGGGTATCGACGGAACTCTTCCAGGCCGACATCGACTCGGTCCTGAAGGTGCTGTCGGTCTCCCTGGACTTCGACCTGAACTACCTGTCTGACACATATGACGTGGCATGAGTCGGCGCTGACGTGAACCAACTTCCTGGAATGAGGAACAAGGATGCCTAACTACATGCGTCCTGGTGTCTACGTGGAGGAGTACCTCCAGCCGCTGACCCAGGCAGCCTCCGCTTCGGGGGACGCTGACTACGCGTTCGTCGGCCCCGTTGCTCGGGGTCCCGTCGGTCCGGTCCAGGTCTCGTCCTGGTCGCAGTTCGTCGGCATGTACGGCGGGCTCGACGGCGACTACCTGGCCTACGCGGTCTACCAGTTCTTCAACAACGGTGGGCGGGCCTGCTACGTCGTCCGCTCGATCCGGAGTGACGCGGTTGCGGGCACGCTGCACGTGGCGGACCGGCAGGCCATCGCGGCTCCCACGACCAAGGCGCGCGCAGGGACGACTGCGACCATCACGACGGGCGCGCCACACGGGCTCCTGATCGGTCAGACGGTCACCGTCACGGGCGTGGACGCCGCGCTCGACGGCACTTGGCCGGTTCTCTCCACCCCGACAAGCACGACCTTCACGTACGCGACAACGGCCTCAGGCACCATCGCCTCGGCAGCGGCCACCGGCACCATCGTGGTCAACGCCATGGCGGTCTCCGCCGTCTCGGCGGGCGCGTGGGCTGGCAACGTCTACGTCGAGGTCCGCGACTCCGCGACTGCGGGCCCGGGTACCGGCCGGTTCGATCTGGTCGTTCGGTACGGCGGCACGGCGGACAGCAACGTGGTGGAGCGCTTCGCCGACGTCACGCTGAACCCGTTGGACAGCCGCTACGTCGTCGGCATCGTCAACAGCGCCCAGTCAGGTTCGACCTACATCAACCTGACCAACCTGGAGGTTGGCACCTGGGCGGTCACCGAGACCCCCGTCGTGCTCGCTCCGGCTGCGCTTGCCGGTGCTGCGGACGGTTCGGGCAGTTACAACCGGGTCGCGGACACGCAGGCTCTGGAAGCGGTGGGGACGGTCCTGGACGTCAACCTCCCGGGCTACACCAACCAGACTGACCTGAACACCCTGATTGCCTGGGCCGAGACCAACAACAACTACTTCCTGGTGATCGACAGTCCGGCCACCGCCGCGACTGAGGCGGCGACCATGTCCGCTATCCAGGCCTACCTCGTGGGCGGTGGCTCGGCGCTGACGCCGACCTCCAAGGCCGCGATCTACGGCCCGTGGCTGAACGTGGACGACCCGCTCCAGCAGATCCCCGGCTCGATCAAGCCGCTGCCCCCGGGCGGCGCGGTGCTCGGCCGGTTCTCGCAGAGCGACGCGACCCGTGGGGTGCAGAAGGCTCCGGCGGGAATCGACATTCCGCTACGCGGCATCGTCAGCGTCACCCAGCGGTTCGTGTCCTCCAACCAGGACACCCTGAACCAGGCGGGTTTCAACCTGATCAAGCCGATCCCGGGCGCAGGCATCTGCGTCATGGGCGCGCGCACCCTGAAGTCAGGTACTCCGGACCGCTACGTCAGCATCCGACGCAGCCTTCAGGTGATCGAGAAGTCGCTGGTGGACAACACCCGGTTCGCGATCTTCGAGCCGAACGACAGCGACCTGTGGGACACCATCGGGGCGATCCTCACTCAGTACCTCACTGCGATGTTGCAGATCGGGGTCCTGAAGGGGGCCAGTCCCGAGGAGGCGTTCTACGTCAAGTGCGACAACGAGAACAACTCAGCCTCCGACGCGGCGAGCGGAATCGTCAACGTCGAGGTGGGCGTGGCTCTCGCATCTCCTGCGGAGTTCATCGTGATCCGCATCGGCCAGTTCGACGGTGGCACCGCCACCTCTACTTCGTAAGGGTGAGGTAACTGATGGCTGGGGCTACGAGCGTCACTGTCAAGCCGACCATCGCACACATCGCGACGGATCCGCTTCGCAACTTCAAGTTCATCGTCCAGATCTATCACCCCCGCATTCGTGGGTTCGCCACGATGGGCTTCATGTCCGTCAGTGGTCTGAACATCACGACGGAGGTGATCCCGTACCGGCAGGGTGGGTTCAACACCACCACCCAGAAGATGCCTGGGCAGAGCGACTTCGCGCCGCTCACCTTGTCCAAGGGCCTTGCGGTCGGGTCGGACTCGGCGGCCTACCAGTGGATGAGCGAACTGTTCACGGTCATGCAGGGCACAGGCACGGGCTCTCCCGGCCAGGACTTCCGGCAGACCGTCGATGTCAAGGTGCTCGACCACCCCGTGACCACCAAGATCGTGCCGGTGAAGGCAGCCTTCCGCGTGTACAACGCGTGGCCGACCGCCATCGCCTTCAGCGACCTGGACGCGGGCGCGAACGCGATCATCATCAACCAGATGACGCTGGCTCACGAGGGCTGGCAGATGAAGTTGGCCGACAAGGTCGGCCCGCACGGGGTCTCGTTCTAGTCCTGACCCCCGCACAACCCGTCGCACACTTAGGAGCACCTGATGGAGTTTGCCAACGACCCGTTTGAGGACGAAGACAGCAAGACCGTGGACGCCACGGCACCCGGGGCCGACACGGCCGCGATCAACGCAGCGGCTGCGTCTGTCACGTCCGGCACTGTTCATCAGGCTCCGACACTGGCTGGCCCGGAGGACGGATACGTCCGTCTTCCGGGTGGTCTTGTCATCGACGGGGAACTGGTGCAGTCAGCCGAGGTCCGGGAACTGACCGGCGAGGACGAGGAGTACATCGCTCGGGCGCGTGGTCACGTAACCCGGTACCTCAGCGCCATCCTGGATCGGGGCGTCGTGCGCATTGGTGA